TGTATCTACCCCATATCTATCGCCTCGGTAATCGCTCCACGGGGTTACTTTCAGGGAATGTAGGTGTCCGGTAACGATACTAATACCGGCCTTCATTGTGTTATTGTAAACAGCATGGATGCCATTATGATAACGGTGCTTAATCATCGTAGACTCGTTGACCATAATGCTTGTGGAGAACTTCCATCTAGGGAAATGGTCAGTCAGATTCATGCCTTCTACGCCTCGCCAAGTATCCCCTACCTGAGCCGCTAAACGGGCGTTAAAGCGCATATCGTGGTTACCCCATGTCCAGTGCAGGGCAGCGCCTTTTGCGGCCTTCTCGACCTCCTCTAGACGCTCCTGACAGGCTTCTAGCTCCTGTTTTACAGTAGGGATAACGCCCCATCCTGATACCGGATGCCGGGAGATACTAGCCCCGTCAAATACATCCCCATTCATAACGACCATCCGAGGCTTTAAATCTTTGATGATCTTTACAAATGCACGATGTGCTGTGCTAACAACTCCGGGCCAGTAGTGGCAGTCAGACCCGACAACAATAACCCCATTTCCTAGCTCTACGTTGATCCTGACATTATTCTCTGGATACGTTACCTTGAAATCAGGGCTATTTTTAGCTACTCCAGCAAGGATAATCCCATACTTTTTTTCGATATTCCTGCGCCTAGCGTGTGTGTTTCTTTCATGAATACCTAATATTTTTGAAACTTTTGTTACTGATCCGTGTTTATTCCACAGACCTATAAATTCTTGGTCTGTGCAAGCTGATTTGGTCATGATCCCCTCTAGTTAGAAAATCGATGAAATTCTCCGCACCAATCATCCCTACCAACGACAGGAAAGGTGCTTTCATAGTTATCATCACCAACGCTAACTAATGTCGGAGGATAACGTCTGCAATAGCCTAATTCTTCTTTTGGCTCACCCTCGAAGAATGAGCAAGATTGACACGCTGGCATCCAATCTTCTTTTTTAGGCATTATGATTTATTACCGCTAAATTCAGGCTCAACATCCAATAACTTAAAAGACGCTGCTGGCCATGTACGGTTCTCACCGTTCTCAAATACTGCCAGAATCGCATTACCTCTGCGTGTCCAGCAAAACCTGATATAAGCCTCTTTACCAAAGGCATAACCATCATTTAGGCCAATCGGAGCGCAATACTGATCCCTAGTGGTAATTACCGTCCAGCCACCAGCATTATTCTCAAAACCCGCTGCTTCTTGTGCAAAACTATAACAACTAATTAGCGATAAGACAACAGCGAGTTTCTTCATGTTAGCCTCCTAAATAAAGGGCTTTTTCATCGTTTCGCCTCTTTACAAGGCCCGGTAATACCTTACCCCCACCTCTTGTGTACTTTGAGAACTCAGCAGCAGCACCTTGGTAATCGCCTCGGTTATGCTTCTGTCTTAGAGTGCTTCTCTGCAAAGCCCCTAGACCTACATTAAAGGAAAAGCTGACCAGCGCGTCCAACTGCCCTTGATTAGCAATAACAGGACAAAAACGGGATACGCCTCGTACAAACCGAGCAAGATCGGCCTTAAGAATCTCATCGATTTCCTCTTTGGAAAAGATACGGAAATGCTCAATCTTTAGTGGATATTTCATCCGATCAGCCATGTTCAACTTACCCTGTTCAGGATACAGAACATGACCGACCCCAATAGTCCACAAAGCAGCAGGACAGCGGTAAGGCTTATTCCTTACCCCTTCATGATGCTTAATCATCTTTAAGGCTTTATCGCTAATCATTTGCCAAAAGCCCGACCGCCAAAGTGGAAGCTTATTATGGCAGCAAACAGTGCCTGAGTCTCATCATCCCAGAGCTGTTTAGACATTTCATCAAAGGAAACACCGGCCTCAAAGCCCTTGTAAGCCAGAGTAGCGTCAATAGCGCACAAAAGGCCAAAGAAGCCATAAGTAATCACAGGACGTACAGAAGCCCTGAGATTCTTCATCCACTGGCTAGTGCCTTCATTTAGGCTCATATCGTGGGCATAGATAGCTTGCATCTCAGCCTGTTGAGCGCCAATCAAAGCCATACGCTCGTCAGCAGCAGACTGAACCTTTATCTCATCTAGCCTTATTTCCTCAACCTTTTGCTGTGCGGCATAACCTTCCTTAGCTAAGGCTAGTTCACGCTCAATCTGGAATCTAGCCATCTCAAGCTCGTGTTTCTTGTCAGACTTATCCTGAAAGAAATCCAACAACTTGGGCAAGCCACCCATCAAAAACGACATAAAAGTTGAAAAGACTGTAAGCATTAACTACCCCCTAACGTAAACATCCAAACAATACCGACTATTATCGCAATGGAAACTATTCCACCAATTACCATAGCAATTACATCTTGAATAAGTTGGGCTTTCTTGGCCTTTTCCCGTCTAGCAGCCATTTCCAAAGCCTTGAGATGCAACTTATGATCTATTTCCCTCTGTCTACGGTCAGCTCTTATCTTCTCTAGCCGCCCCATAAACTCGTCGTACAAGCCGGGTTCCTGAAACTGGTAGATAAACATCTCTTTCAGGTCTTTGTAGAACTGTTTTAGTTGCCTCTCAGCAACCATCATCTCAATGACGATCTCGTAGTCGCTACGACTGTCTTCTTGAGAAGGGTTTTCTTGGAGTTCCTTGGCCTTGGCTATGCCTTCCTCAGCCTTGCCAGCAGACGAAAAAAAACTGGTAAGCGCCCCTAGTGACTCATGAGCAGACTTACCAGCTTCAGCACATTCCCTGATTTCGTCAAAAGCCTCTTTAGCGACATCAAATGCTGCCTTAGCCCCTTTAATTACCATCAGGGCTGTAGCCACCTCAATCATTTTGGTAACGTCCCATTACCGGCCATCCAGAACATTAGACCCAATGCTCCAGCGCCTACAATCCAAAATACTTTCTTAACCACGGAACGACCAACTTCTTCATAAATCTTCTTAAAAGCAACTTCCGCAGCACGTTCTGCAATGGCTTCAATTTGCTCATCAGTAAGAGGTAGCTTTTCCATAATTATGCAGTCCGTTTCCACATACGCACGACAATATAAGGCTGAAGATTTGCATTAGTTGCACTAGAACCTGTTGAATTAATGGTAATTCCAGTTGTTTGTGAAGATGTAGAACTTGTCCTAATATTTTGAACATCTGGATATATTGTTGCTGAAGTATTAGTTCCACCACCGCCACCACCAGAAATAGTATGAGAGTGCCCAGAGTCAGTAATCGAGTGGGTATGGCTAACCACAATCGCATCAGCAGAACCGCCTGTTTCCTCAGCCGTATCAAATGCAGCATTGCCAGCATCTAGACCAACCATGACACGACCAGCGCCAAAGGCTACCCATGTACCAAAACCAAGCAAAGTTCCGGGATTAGTACTACTTGTGGCATTGATATAAATAGAGCCAACAGGATATGCAGCAGCTAGAGCCGCTTGAACAAATGCAGTCGTAGCAACTTTAGTCGTACTATCGCCAAATGTCGGTGTAGGAGCAGCAGTAGTACCTGTCAACGTAGTCGTACCAGTAACAGATAAGTTACCACCTACGGTAAAGCTATCCCCGTCAGCGCCTGATTGCTGGTCTTTAAGTTGCGCCATCAGCTCACGGATAGCGTTATTAATGCCTGACGGAGCGCAGCCCTCAGCAATGTTAATACCGGCAATATCGGTATTATTTGCTGGTGTAGAGCTAAATTCGCTGATCTTGTTCTTTGCCATGATTAATCCTTACTGACCCAATAATCCGTAGGTTGGATTTAAACTTTGCTGCAATTGCTGTTGTTCTGCTGCCATCAAAGCCCTACCAAAACCAGTCCTAAGAGATTCTGGCACAACACCACCAACCCTAGCACCAGCGCCATAAATGTTTCCAATAACACCCTCTGGTTTTGCGCCAAGATATTTTTGAGCCATTACATTGCGAACAGGGCCAGACGTACCTAAATAAGCAGGTATAGCAATAGGAGTCTGAAATAGTAATGAAAGTGGATCTCCATACGCAGCACGTTCAGCAGTACCGCTAGACGGGAATGCCCTTGGGAATGCTCCACTTAGCATTGCAGCAGTTTCAATCGGCTCTTTAGTCGTTCCATAAGTAGGACGCTTAGATAGTTCTTTAGACAGCTTTGCAGCACTTACGTTGCCCGTATCTGCATTAAATGCCTTATCAATCAAGAACCAGTTAGACATGTCTTGACGACCCTGACGGAACTCCTTAAGAACCTGATTACCATTAGTTCTCATTAAATTTGCAGGGCTACTTAAATAACGCTCAATAGAATCCTCAAGAGAATTTCTTAATGTTGTTAAAGCATTAATAGCAGTGCCAGCACCAGCTTTTTTAGCTTGGAATAAATTGTCACCAATAGACTTCATTGACTGGAATGCTTGATTGCCAGTCATTCCTTGACTTGCAAACCCCTCAAAATCTTTAAGTATTTTTAAGGCACGTCTATCTTCAGCCGAAAGCAAAGAAGGTTTTAGGCTTTCAATTCTGCTAATTTCAGACTTAATACTAGTTTGAAATGCGTTATCACCAATAACAGCAGGAATGCGCTCAAGCGTCTTATATTTATCAAGAGCCTGTTTATAAGCAGATCTCATGCTTTCATTAGTAAGCGGAGCAGCAGCAGGGATATTGATTAATGATTTTGCAATCTCATTAGTTTTTGCTTGGTTACCTTCTTCAAATCGAGTAAATGCCTCTCTTGCTATAGGAAAACGAGACTTAATACCTTCTTTGAGAGGCCCCCCATAACCACTAATCTGTGTCGGATCAAGTTGGAAACCCTCAGCCAATGCTCTGCGACCAACTTCTTGCTGTTGCTCTGTAAGAGCAGGTGGTAATTGTGGAGCCAGACCTACCTGACGCAAACCAAATTGCATACCACCACCAGCAGCCCCACCAACTCCAGCCTTTTCAATCATTTCTTGGGTTGAGCCACTAGGGGTTGTCATTGAATACAAAGCACCACCAGCAGCGGCTTGAGGAATAGTAGTCGGCAACAAAGCACCGCCTAATCCAGCAGCAGCACCCCCAACTACAGGGGCCTTACCAGCAGCTTTTAGAGCCGTACCTCCAAGCAATGAAGTCAGCACATCAACACCAGTAGAGCCAATAATTTCAGCGCCACCAGTAGGTTCTGTAGCCCTATAAGTAGGTGACATAACAGAGCGAGATTCTTGCACACCAGCTTCATATTGGCGCAATGATTCAGGACTAGTAACGCCTAAAATATCACCAAGACGCAAGCCAGCACCGTACAGACCTTCACCTATCTGCGAAATACGCTTACCAGCACCAGAAATAACCCCACCTTGCTTTGGCTGTCTTGACTCTTGTATTTTAGTTATCTCAGCAGCAAGAAGACGAGCAGACGTAACATCACCTGCTTTGTCAGCCTCAAGCAGTGCTTGTTCCAAGTCTTGAATAGTTATAGCCATAATCTTCCTTATTTGCGCCTATACTTCTCATAAGCACTACGTCCAGCAGGGCTTAACTCATCTTTTTTTAGAGCAGGAGGAATTACATTGCCTTCCAATATGTCATCAAACTCGCCTTTATAAGAATAAGTACGAGCATACTCGTTAGGCAAATCTTTCATAGCCTTTTCAGAAACATTAACATATTGCTTTAATTGCCTTACTAGCTCATTTTTATCCATACCGGCTTTCATCGATGCTTGAATCTTGGAAAGAGCTTCCATTTCCGCAATGGCAACGTTACCAACAGCACCACCAGTAGGTGAGGCAGTACGCATTTGCTGCAAAGATGTAACAAAAGACCTTGTAAGCAAGTTTTGCAACAGTTCATTAGCCGCCATTGTTTCTGGATCCAACACAACACCACCAATCGTTCCAGATCTTAATGGAGCAGTTCTTCTTGAAAGCGCTTCCAAATATTGAGGATTATCAAGCAACGCTTTAGCTGAATTTCTTGCATCAACGACATTTCTCAATGTGTACCGAACTAAAGACTCAGTAGCTGGTTGCGCTTGCAACAACTCCTGACGCTTAACCAATGGCAAGACATTCGGTGGCTGATTGATAAGCGCCTTATCAGATATGCTCTTAGGAACAAACTTAGATTCTGGCGCAGCCTGTGGAGCAGCTTCAGGAGCAGGAGCAACTTGGGCTGACGGAGCGACTCTAGGTGCAGGGGCAACTCTAGGAGCCGGAGCAACTCTAGGAGCCGGAGCGACTTCAGGAGCAACAACCTGTTGACGAACGCCTCCTCTACCAATGAATTCACCACGACCAGCAGGAACAGGTGCAGATACACCAAACTCTGCTTGAAGTTTTGTAGCCTCTCTAGCAAGTTCTGCTGTCTTGGCTGCATCAGGAGCATTTTGAAATCTGATGATGTCTGCCATTTGGTCAGGCGTAAGTTTCGTCTGATCCATCGTGCCATACTTCATCATTGCGTAAGTGCCTTGCAAGCCCTCAAGGCGCATACCTTTTGCAGACTCTTGTGCCTGTCTGTAAATGTCTTGTATACCTGTGCGAATCTGATCCATGCCAAGATAGCCAGTTTCAGAAAGCCGCTTCAGAGCAGTAACCTGACCCTTAAAGTTTGCTGGCACTTCTTTTTCGATAGTGGCCCAATCAAACTGAGCCGTAGACATTTGCTTTAACTGGTCATCAATAGCCTTGATTGATTCTTCATTGGCTTTTCTTGTGTCTCTGGCTTCTTTTGTTGCAATCCCCATAAGGCTTCTATTTGCATCAAGAAGCATATTCTTTTGGGCAAGCAATTGAGCATCTGGGCCTTGTTGTGCAACAGTAGTAACACCGGGCAACGCTGCCTCTGCTTGAGGCTCAACAGCACCAGTCATAAACGGTTGACCACCAAAGCCGGGTACAGCTTGGAATGAAGGAACAGCCTGTTGTGGTGTTGGTTCAGCCTCAGTCGTTACTTGAGCAGGTGCTTGATGACGCAGACGCATCTCAACTTCAAGGCGATTTGCTTGCTCCATCAACGCATCGCCCATAGGCTTGTACTGAGTGCCAAGCATATAAGCAGCATTAGCCTTAGCCCGTAAACTTTCAGGAGTATTATCAGCACCTTGTGTACCAGTAAATGCTTTGGAGCGCTCTCTAATAGCGACTTCCTCAGCAAACTTACCCGGATCAATGTCAGCCAATTGCGCTAGGTCAGGATATTTAACTTTCGCATCAGCAATAGATTTCAATCTATCCATTGCTTGTCTCTGAGTAAGTGCTGTACTCTGCAATTGCTGTTGCATCGCAATATTCTTTAGGCTCTGGTCAAATGCACCGCCACCAGCAGCCATACCACCAGACAACGCAGCAAGAATATTCTCAGCAGCAGATCGACGAGGCCCGATACGGCTCATGCCCTGAGCTAGCGCCAAACCAGCACCAAGCAAACCCTGAATATTGGCTCGTGATTGCGTTTGTTGCAGTTGTTCAGGCGTAATCAGCCCAGCGCCAAGTAGACCTTGATAGGTTCCGGGTGCTTGACCAAAGATGTTAGGGATGTAATCTGTAATAGCCATATTTCACCTAAATAAGCGAAACTTGCGGAACATTAGTCTGGAATCTCTGCGCCTGCTGAGGCATAGGGTTCCCACGCATCAGGTTAGGATTTGCTTGAGGACGAGGAGGCGCTTGCAAGGCATTTTGAGCGCCCATCAGCGTCATTTGCGTAAGAACAGGGTTCTCGCCAGTAAACGATTGAAATGCTTTAGGAATCTCAGAAATAGTCTGAGAAAAAGTAGGAGCAGCCATAGCCGGAGAGGCAACAGTCGAATAACCTAGTGGCATAGCTGCATTACCAGCCATAGGAGCAGCAGAAACCGCTGGCATATATGCAGAACTACCGGCAGCACCAGCAGGGATAGTTCCAGCGGTAAACATACCAGAACCACCAGCACCAGCCATACCAGCGCCACAACTAGGAGCAGCAGCAGCCAATTTAGACCCCGCCAATCCCTGAGCGCCACCTAGTACACTCCCGCCAATGCCACCTAAAGCACCGCCAAGCAAAGCACCTTGCAGCGGATTGCGCTTATTCATCATACCGCCAATAGCAGAGCCAATAAGTATCGGAGCAGCAGCAGCACCCATTATTTACCCCCTTGTGGAGTAGCAGTAGTCTTAGTCTCCAGAGGAGCGCCATAAAAGACATTAGCAGCCTGTTGCAGACGTTGCATCGGCAGTTCTTGTGCAGCCAATTGGCCTTGGATTGCCTGTTGACCGTAAGCCTCTTGAGCCTGACCTGCTTGCAGGAGTCGCTGAATATCAGCATAGTCAGCAGCCGCCATCTGTGGAGCAGCGCCAGCCGCAGCCATTTGACGGGCACGTTCAGCCTCAGCCGATTGGAAAGCTAGTTGACCACCCTGTTCAGCCATAGCACGAGCAAATACGTCTTGAGCGCGTCCCTCTTGTTCTGCCATAGCTCCAGAACCATAACGGCCCATCGAGGAAGCACGAGACTGTAAGCCCTGTACGCCTTCTGTGAACTGCTCACGAGCCAGACGGTTAGACTGCTCCAAAGCACCCGCTAGGAATGGATTAACGCCTCGTCCTTGGATCGTAGCTAGTTGCTCTGCCTGTGCAGCACCCATCAGCGGAGAACCCATCTGAGCGCGTTGTGCAGCCGATTCAATGGCCTGTCGAGAAAATGCCGACTGTTCTGGAGCCAAGGTAGAAGGAGCCTCTGGCATCCCTTGATAAAGCCGTTTAGCCTCACCCAGAGAATAAGTAATGTACGGCTTAAACTCCGGGCTTATCTCTGTCTTTGTTTCTTCGCGTCCGCCGCCACCACTCATATCACACCTCGCATATCCATTTTCGAGGCCGGAATCCATAAGCCTTAGCCCTACGATTCCAACCCGGTCTATGACTAGCAAATGTCAAATATTTAACGTTTGCTTCCCTAGCCATATTTTTTATAAATTGTAAACCTTTTTGCACCACTTGATAATCATTTTCTAACGTCCATGCCGCCCAAACGTGCAATTCCTCGCCCATTGGCTGCAAGATAAAGAAGCCATAAAAATGGTTATTCTCTAGTACCACCCACAGCATCGCCTTTTGGTTCCAGCAATCCGTGTATACGTCTTCAGGTATCCAGTTTTCAGGGCTTCTGCCCTTGATTTTGTCCAAACCAGCCCGGATACTAGGCCACCATTTGCGGAGATCATCCACAGGAATATGTTTAAATTCTGTCATCCCACAATTATATAACCGTAGGTCTTATTCGCAGTGTCATTCGCCCAGTGAGATATAGTTGCTTGCCCTTGTTGCTGGCTTGAAACATACAAGTTTGTTGTTGCAGCAGGAGCCACATAGCTCATCGTTACAATGGCAGACGGAATTGATGGTCTTGTCGGGCTTGTACTTGTTCCAAAATGCTCAAGCGAAACACCAATGTCAGTCGTTCTCCACATGATCTGAACATAGTCATTAGCGTTCATTTCCATAAAGAAATTCATCGCGGCAATTAAGTGAGAAGGATCGCCAGTACTTTTCCTAGCTGGCATGTGAAACCGGCTATTAGATCCGGCAACATCAGTACCGTTCTTGCGGAACCAGATGTCTATATCCTGACCATCATTGGTGGTGTTTTTAAATTGAAAACTAAACTGTATGTTATATATCCCGTAGTTTCTGACATTTAGCCTAGAACTGTTGGATACATATATTCCGTTACTGTAATCTGTTGTGTTATAGGTAACAGCATAAGCTGTTGTCGTATTGGCAGCAGTTTGGTCTGTAGTGTCCTGAAACGCTCCATAAGGCGCTGAATCTTCTTCTGCCTCATCAGATACCGGAACAAAGAAAATCAGGCTGTCGTAGCCTATACGCTCATCAAATAGGGTAGTTGTGGTGGCATTGCCGGTTGCTAGGGTAATCTCGCCAGAATTATTGGTCTTACCGTCCATAATCCCACGGACTACCTCAGCAACGGCTCGCTGATCCCCTCCAAATGGCGGTAATGTGCGGAATTGCCTCATCGATCACCCTGTTTCACAACACTAAGCTCTAAACCAAAGGCTGTTTCCCAGTTAGCACCAGTAGGAGTCAGTCTTAGACGATGATATTCGCCATTACTCCGCAAGCTCACACGGTTTTCAGCGTCTGGCGCAACATCTGCGCTAAATTCCACCTGTTCAGCAAGACTATCCCGGCTAGAAATAGCGATTAGACCGCTACCTTTGTCCACAATCGGCCTTGCCAGCGTCACAGTAGACCGTCCTACGTCAATATCACCCGTTGTTATGTTGGCAGTCTTGGGCTGACCAGAGAAAGAAATGATCTTTTGACCAGAAACACCCGCAAATAGCAGTTGTCCACCAGCAAACACACGAGAGTCGAGTGGAATATCCAAGGCATCAATGCTTGTATTGTAGTTATCTACCTGTTCTAACGTAGCAGAAGGTGTTAGCACATAAGCAATAGATGTAGCAGTTGTCTCTGCATACGACCACTTATCTAAATCAATGGAATACATCAGCAGATTCTTACCGCCAAACGTATTGTTAAACTTCCATATTACTAATTTGTTAACAGGATCGACCGTAGCGCTCATTCCTGTAAATATCTCATTGGGAATAGCGTTTTCAAAAAACCAGCGGTTTACTTTCTCAGTACCTATATTTTTTGTAGATTGACCATCACAGACATAAAAACCATCGTCAGCAAGGAAATAGGTCAAGTTACCGTATTGAGCAATAGAGCCGTTAGAAATACAGCCCAAAGACCTAGAAATAGCGTCAAACTGGAAAAAGAAAGGAGAGCCAGCATAGCTCATCCGGTAGATAGCACGCTCTAGGAAGATCAAGCCGTACTCACCACCAGCAATGCCAGTAATATCACCGCCATCAGGCAGAATCTGGCTATCAGACTGAGAAGCAGCAGCAGGTGTCCAGTCTGTCTCATCATTAATATCAGACCAGTAAACCTTGCTCGTATCCGTCCCGTCATTCGCAGCCACCACAAAGTCACGAACAACCGTTACGTACTTGGCAATAGGGGCATCAGCAGACAAGTTGGCAAAATTAGTAGACGAGTTTAGCGTCCATGCTTGCAGCTTATTCTGACCATTAGCCAGAATCATCTTAGGGCCAAACTGCGTTACATCCCAACCCTCTACAGCCGTATATCCTGTAGTCGTAGCTGCATCAAGACTGGCATCATTGCTGTCAAACTTGTAAATCTGAGTAGCACTAGCAGCAAATAAGGTACTAGCCCCACCGAACTTACCAGCAAAGGTAATCAGCAGGTTTGCCCCGGCAGCATCAGAATAATCAGCTTCACTCTTAATCGGCGCATAACCGTTAGCAACTGGATAACAGTTTTTAGCGTCTGTTACAGCACCTGTAACCCCCGGCTGATCTGGTAACCATTCACCAAATGCTA